GGGGCTGAGCCTGTCATCGCACCGGACATACCAGGCCCAGATGCAACATATACTGCTGATCCTGTCTGCCAGGCGCCGAGGACAGAGTATACTCCTGGAAACAGTTCAGTATTGACATGGCCGCGGAGGAGCATCCCGTCGGTTGACGGGTCAGTTCCCAGCGCTATTCCCAGAAGAGACGCATTCCCAGCGGCGGTTTCACCCAGAGAGCCTGTGCCGGCAGCATTTGGGGCTTGCCACCCACCATCAGCATTAAGATAGAAAAGTGTGCCGGGCGGCACCGTAGAACCTGTGCCGTAATAAACAACGTCGCCAATTCCAGTTGCTGAAGCCAGGCCGGCTGGGTCGAGGGCTCCCGTAGCATGTCTAGAGCAGTGGCCCATCTCTAAAGCTAAAAGGTTAGCAACAGAAAGGGAGGTACCATCATAAGTTACGTTAGAGGCTCCCTGAAAATTTACTCCATCGCTGTATTGGACATGGGTTGCGGTGCCGCCTGGTGATACGTGCCAACCATCACTGCCAGTAATCCCAACTCCATTAACAGTCACACTACCTGTCACGTTTAGCGAGCCGCTAACAAATAATTCTGGTACTGGAAGAGTGTCATCAAAAGTTAATCGAGCGCTTCCAGTAAAAGTACCAGCATCATTATATTGGACTTGAGAATCAAGCCCACCTGGTATACCAGCTCCACCGCCGCCGCCGCTTTTAAAACCCATTGTTAATCCCCTACTCTGTTACGCCAGAACCAGTTAGTTCATACATTGATTGTGTGGGAATATTTGTTAATGATGCATATAACATAAACCCGCCCACGTTGGCAGCGGGTGCGGAAATAAATATTTCCTTGCACTTAACATCAAATTCCATGGAATCTTCATGACTATTTAATTCTATAAAATGCAAACCACTTACAACGTTCTCCCACGGCTTTCCAACAGAGCCGGTTGATACAAAGTGCACTCTTATAGGGCCGTCGGTATCGACGGCAGAAGAGCCCGATGCTACAACATTAATCTTTTTTGTTACGGTAGGAAAAGAAATCTGAATTTCCTGACCAGCTGCGACTGTCGAGCCGGTAATAAAAGGATGACCGGATACTTGATATGAGCCCACATTTCTTAAACCGACGCGTGTTGCTCCCGCAAACGTTACGTTGTCACTTGCTTCTCTGGGTTTAAATGCCATTTTTATTCCTACCTTATATTTAGTTTTCTATTTCTTTCTTGTTCTGCCTTTCTGGCATTTTGAAATTTTTTAATTTTTTCTTGTCGACGTTTTTTCGAAGGTTTAATATAAAATCTCTTATCTAAATAGTCTTCAATTATTCTTTCTTTTTTGACCTTTTTGATAAATTTTCTTATTAAGCGATTTATATCTCCGCCAACTTCTCTTATATCAACTTTCACGTTAACTGGTCTCTTACCCTTGCTCATATCATGTGTTTCCACTTGTCGTCAACAATATTCAGTATACCGGCTATATCAACGCCGGCGTCGTTAGCTGCAACGCCAGCTAGCGGGGATCCTGGTGATGACTCCCTTATTTCTGGAACGTTGCCAAAAACGTCAGCCTTCACTTTGACAGATTCATTTAAACGTTTAATACGTTCTTGACGTTTACGCTCATATTCTTCTTCTAGCTTTCCTTGCTCTGAATCTTTTTTTGTTTCCATTACAACACCAGTGTTCATTCCGCGAACAACTTCAGAAATGATGCCTGACAACATTCCTTCTTCTAGAATTACTTCTCGAACTGTTTGCCTTATCAGGGGCTTAAGAATTTTTTTAAAATCTTCTCTATTCATTTTAATCTCTCAATATTGAATCTAGCAAGTGATCAATTCGATCCTTTTTTGACTCATTTAAATATAAATTAATTTCTGGATTGATATTTGTGGACGGGTGTACATATGCGCCCGGAGTTGAGGGCTCAGAGACCATATCGAAACAAATAAGTTGAAAATCATCTTCAACAATTGTTTTTCCATCTTTTTCTTTAACTGAACCCAAACCACGAGACGAAATACCAAGCTTGACATTTGCTTTTACAAGATCTTTGAGAATTCGGCCAGAGGGGGTGTCGAGAACTTCAAATTTTCCCATTACACTTTCTCCCTCCCACCACATCTTTATAGCCAAATGAGAAGCATTTTTGAGATTAATCACACTGTCATCAGGATGATCAAGTTCCCCCAAAGATCTTCTCTCGTGCACCGCTTTTTGGTAATTTTTAATTTCACGAGTAAGAATATTTTTACTATATACTCGTCCATTACCATTTTTGGTACCAGCCTTCTGGCATATGCCCACAAGATAGATAGCGCCGTCCATAGCCTTTCTTTTTTCGGCTTCGGTTAAAACATTTACCGGACATCGACCTTCTGGGCACAGCTCAAAATATTCTTTTAAAAGCCGTTGTGCCATTTTCTATTATTTTCTCACTGTTTTGGTTGATAAGTTTGGACCAATCTTGCCTTTGCCAGCACCAGGAGGAGCCTGATTTGCAACCTTGCCAGGATTTTTAATTCCCCAAACCATCGAAGAAGCTTTTCCTTCTTTTACTACTTTTTTATCGCCTTTAGCCATTTTTAAATCTCCTTTTAAAAAAAATAATTTGTGAGGCTCACCCTCACGCGATATCGCTACCATTGCAGCAGCGACGAACTTCTGGAATGTTACGCCGTTTCATTTCTCTTCACCTCCATTTGTATTTCTAAATTTTAAGCCGAAATCGTTTAATAACATGCTCAAGAAATAACTTGTCCCGGCTGATAACCATCCCAAAAGTAATCCATTTATTAAATTGTACTCAAACGTAAATAGTTCTGTGAAACAATTGATCCCCCACAAAAAAACACCAACCCAAAAACCAAGACAAAGTGGGCAATGGAACAATTCTCCCAGTTTGCCATGCGCTGGCCTCATTGAGTTAAAAATTGAACCGTAAGCAAGGATGTACGTTAGGCCGTAAGCACACAAGATAAAATATATTAATTCCATAATTACCTATATACGATAAATTGAATTTATTCCGTAAGCTGGGCCGCCTGGTCGTAAAGTACCCTTTCTATCGCTGTGATACCTTTCAGGATCGAACTCTGTGTATTCGTCGATTTCTGGCTCAAGTAAATTACGCTCTACTTCTGCTTCAAATTCCTTTTGATCTACGTAGAAAGGTAAATCTCCATCAAAGAATTTTGATACTGCAAATAATATATATTGTATTGAATCACCTTCTTTGGCGTCAGGATATGAAGCTTCCATCGACATAAATAAGTTTCCAGCTTGGACAGAATCGTAAGTTATAACACCATTTGAATTTAAAAATTTAAATAATCTAACCTGAGTTTCATGTATTTCGTCATCTAACTCTTCTTTTGGCAAAGCAACTACTTTCTTTTGAGCTGGCAAAATCATAATATCAATCTCGGGATGATCAACAATAATTATATTTCCATCAATAGTCTTCTTGGCTTTAAGATGGATTGTTTCAATTGAAGGTTCTTCTACGATTTTAATGATTATGGGCATTATTTATTTATCTCGCTAACCAATGATTGTATTTGGAATATTTCAAGTACTAAGCTTTTATCTAGTTTTCTTTGGTTGTAATTTGAAATACGTTCCAGAAGCTTTTGCATTTTTTCTTTTGTTGCATGATTTTGAGAAGATATATTCTCTTTTAACGTAGTAGAGAGGCGTGTAATCTCTTCGTACAAAAGCGCTTTAAACTCTAAACCATTATCCATATATGATGTAATATATTTATTTAAAAATTCTTTCTGCGATTCATTTAAGTTTGCTGAATACTGCTCATTAAATTTTTCAACAAAATTTTTCATAGCTAAATTATTTATTTTAGGAAACTTTCCATTATCTTCTTCTGTTTTTGTTGTAAAAGAGTCTAAAAACTTTTTTTCAAGCAATATTTGTTTTTTGGGGTTCAAATTTTCTTGTAATATCTGGTTAATGGTGGCCAGTCTTTTAAAAGAGGGAACAAAAGTTTTCCAAATATTTTTTGTTAAAGTCTTATTCATCTTGTTAATCAGGTTAGTTTGTTGATTAAAAACTTCTTTTTTGCTAATTGAACTAAATTGTTTTTTTGCTTCAATTATTAATTTTTCTATAGTTTTTTGTGGCAAATCTTCAATTTCTGAAAAGGAGTCATATATCTCTTTTTCTTTCCTCAAAATCTTTTCTTTTCCAAAATATTCTTTAAGTATGCTGATAACCGTACCTTTTTTAGCGTTCTCTTTGTGTAAGATAGATTTAGTTAATTCTTTAATTAATATTTCGTAAATCAAAGCAGTATTGCGTTTTTTATTATGACTAAGTTTCATCAGTTGTTTTCTCCAAAGAATCAATCAAAACTTTGATATCGTGACTTTCTTTAAATAGTTTGGCCTCTTCCTCATCATAATTAGCTTCCAGATCTTCTGAAAGGTTATAAAGTAACTTCAAATCTGAATAACCTTTCAGAGTATTTCTAGAAGTATTGCTACCTAATTCTGCTCCCACCATTCCAAGCATTGAGCGCCGGCGTGGTCCAGAAGATTTTCGCTTATCGCTTACTTTAGGTTCATACCAGCCATGTGATCTGGGAGTCGTAGTTTTACGACGTCCAAATTTATCCCGGCCAGTATAGGGCCAATCATCACGGTTTCCCGGAGCTTCGGCTGGGGATGGCGCCTCTGTAGCTGCTAAGAGTGGCCCTGCTTCTTCCTCCCCGCCTTCTTCGGGTGCACCTTCCTCAGGGGCGCCTTCCAGCTCACCAGGCATACCCATTTCTTCTCCGCCGGCTCCTAGGTCATCTAAACCGCCTAGGCCACTGGGGCCTCCGCCGGCTGCAGCTGCAGCCTCACCAACCTGTTCCAAAGCGAAATCATGTTTTCTATCATAAAAAGCTTCAATTTGCATTCTCCCAAATTCTTGTTCACTAACATTCAAAATATTCTGTGCGACCCAACGACGACTAAAATATCCTTCGCTGGCTGCATCAGCTGCCTCAAATCTAGCCTTCCAGTGTTCAAGCTCTTGTAGCTCGGCGATCTTTGAAGGATTGTTTAAAGCCAGCTTAAAAGATAATAAGTCATTTCCACGATATCCCATCGTAAACAAATGTATAACGCCTACTTTTTCAAGCTCTGAAATGATTGAACGCTGCAGTCGCTGAACTGTTCTAGCGAATCTAACATCTTTTTGCGCCAAAGTTGCTTTATCTTCATCGGCCCCCTCTCCTCTAGACAAATAAGAAGCAGGTATTTTTAATGCACTAAAAAGTTTATCTCTTAGATATTTAACATCTTCAATGTCTCCGGTATATTTCCCGCCTCCGAGGCTCTCTATTTTGGTATTCGAGGCCTGACCTCTGATCGGGATATAATAGTCTTCTTCAATGCTCAGAGGATTATAACGTAAATCGACGCGACCACTATTAACATCAACAATTTGATTTCGCTTCATCTGCGTCATAACTTTCTGCATATATTGTTCAACATCCTCGGGGGGTACGTTGCCAACATCAATATAGAAAACCCTACGATCGGGAGAACGAACAATCCTATATGCCATCATAGCATCTTCTAATAAAGTCAACTGTCTCCATATTCTTCGAGCAGCATCTAGTGCTGATGTACCGTACGGTGCGAACTTGTCATTTCCCAAAATTCTAAAATGCGCCATTTGCCAATTTTCTAATGTCAAACCGGCAGTATTCCATTGATATTGTATATAATTTGGATTCTCTTTATCTTCTCCTTCTAGACGTTCAATTTCATTTGGGGGAAGGCCGATGGCATTCTTAATTCCCTCATCCTCTTCAATATCTAAGTAAAGAAAAAAGTCTCCATACTTACACATAGAACGACTCCAACCATATAAATTAAACTCAAGGTTTAGTATATTATAATAGAGAGTTTCCAAAACTGACTTGATTTCAGAGTTACTACAGATAATATTTAGTAAAGGAGTATATAACGAGGAAGTGGTCATCTCGTCAGCATAAATATCTAGTGCAGAAGCTATTTCTGGAGTATATTCCATCTGATCAAAATCGACGTATCTATCTAATCTATTCTGATTCGAATAATACTCAACCTGCAGGGCGCCATAAACATCCTGGTAGGCTGACATTTTAAATTCTTGGCCGCTAGCTGAGCGAAAACGTGATTTATATTTATCTAATTGACGTCTTTTTAGTTGCTTTGTATCCTGCCTTCTGTATCTAACAAGAGGTCCGGATAATAATTTAGTTAATTGTCTAAAAAGCGGATTTTTAGGATTTCTAGGGTTCTTTTTGTTTTGATTTCTAGGGGGCATATATTATCCTTTTAACAACCAAGTAAAATCAGCATATTCTTGTTTTCTTTCTTCAAGATTATTTTCTCTTTTAATCTTTTCATATGATAACATACCTGGTATTGATGTGTTCAATGATCTATTCGATGTTCCTACAGAAGATAAAAAAGCTTTTTGGTAATCTAAGTCTCTTTGGTTAATAGAATATGCTGTATCTTTGACCCAGCACCCAATTGCGCATGCCATAATTAAATCATCATTATGTTTTTTCATTGCTTGCGGTCTTCCATTGTGCCAAACAAAAGTTTTCATTTCGTTAAATAATCTCCTAGACTTAACTTTAATTAGTTTATTTCTAACAAACTCTTCCATTTTGGCTATAACTAGAGGCCTGGTTTTTTGTGATGTAGTAAAACCAGGTACGATTCCGGAATGGCCGGCCATAAGTGGGTCAACATACTCGTGAGTCGACTTTTTAGAAAAATAAATATTTGGATATCCATATTCTTGCAATTTATCTAAAGCTGCCCAGCCGACTGTATTGTTCTCGATAACAATCATACAATTTCCATATTCTTTTCCAATTTCGTTAAGCATGTTGGCATAAATATCAGGAGTCGGCTTGCCCTTATATTCGGCAATGATTTCATCAGTTTCTAATTTAAAAATATGAAATGTAGAATAATCTTCGCCATCGCCGCGGGCCACATCAGCTGCTAACATGTAAGAATTTTGTGGAGTATATTCTTCCCAAATCCAAAAATTCCTGTCAAAACCAGTCTTGTATTTTGGCTCGCACAGCACACTTCCAATCCACTCCATATCCTCTGGGTGGAAAACAGTTTCACCAGACATGTTGAAATTACATTCGAGTTCTTGAGCAATTTGTCGACGTGACATGTTTTTAGTTTCTTTATCAAACCATTCTTTATCTCTTTCGGGGTGTACATCCCACGGAAGTGTTACCAAGTTAAAATCATTAACTCCAGATTCGGCCTCGATGCAAGTCTTGTGAAACCAGTTACCAACACCGTTCGGAGTTGATAATGCTATGCAGCGGCCGCCCGTACTCAATGTCGGGTACAAGCCAGTCCACAATTCTTCCAGCCCCTCAACATGTGCGGCTTCGTCAATAACTAAAAAAGATAAAGCTTCAGATCGGCCGGCATCGGCACTAGTCGACGAAGCTTTTATTTGAGATCCATTATACAGTTCAAAAGAAGTTCGATTATCGATTACAATATCAGATATGCGCATCCAATCTGGAAGGTGCTTGTGTATGGCTTTCACCTTTTTAACTAAATTTGCAGCTGTTTGAAATTTAGTTGCGATAACTAAAACATTTTTATCACGATGAAACATCATCAACCACGCAACATACGCTGCTGTTATCGTTGAGATGCCAAGCTGCCTTGCTTTTAGCACAGCATTAAAGCGAAAATCATTAAAATTTTTGATTATCTCTGTTTGATAATCATAAGTCTTAAAGGGAATCAGACCCCTTAGCGGGTGAGAAATCTTAGCATAATTATTAATAAAATATACTGGGTCTTTGCCAGATTTAACAACTTCTTTTACAATCTGTTCTTTCGAAAGATGGTAAGACATGTTATTCTGTTCGACGAGTCACATTCTTTGGCTTCGCAGACTTCTTTCCCCAACCACCCAATTCAAGAAAGCTTTTAAAATCCTTCTCCAAATTATCTTCGCTAGGCTGTGCTTTATCTTCTGCATCCATACCAGAAATCTTATATACCTTTGTTGCAACAACAAAAACGAGATTATTATTCAACTTTTGTACTAAAGCGTCGACTTCTCCAACTGATTTAAGTCCAAGAGCAGAACCTGTAATTTGTTTATACCTCTTTTTAAGGTGCTTCACAATACTAACCATTGTGCGCTCTAATTCATCTTCGAACTTGGTAGCATATACATCTCGTAATTTAATCTGAGATTGGTAAGTACAAATCATATTGGTTCCGCTGCAGCGTACCTTGAAACCATCCATCATCCTAGAATCTATTAAAGGATTGCCTTCTTCTCTTTTAAGACCAATCTTAATTACTTCGCCTTTTTCATCCAGGGCGCCGTCGTAGCTATCAGCAGCTGCCTGGGCAATTCCCTCTATTACTTTAAGTGTTTTTTCTGACATCTTTTGGTCTCCATCCTTGTAGCCAACGATTTTCTCGCCCTTCTACATATTTTATATAACATTTATTGCAGCATTCATATTTAATGATAAATATATCATCATTAATCGTTTTAATTTTATTTTTGCACGTCGGGCAATTTAAAAGTACTTCTTTATTAATTAGTTTACGAGATATTAAAATACCGTCAACATTATCGAAACCAGAAATTGTTTCTTTAATTTTTTGTTTTGCAGCAAACTCCTTGAGTTGCTCCAAATATTCTTTTTCTTTGTTTTCATCCCAATATTTTGCCGGATTTTGAATTGTGTCTTCACCATATTTTTCTTTTATGGCTCTTTCTAATCTTGCTACATAATCAATATCTTTCTTTTTCATTATTTAGCAACTTCAACACTTGCATAAAATACAGCTACCGAAAGTATAATTCCCAAAGCTACGCCGCCGATGACCCACCATTCAGTATGATCGTCACCCATCTCCTCCTTTAGGAGTTCGTTCAAATCATTAATCTGCTGTTCTCTCAAGGAAAGAGTTTCTTTGTGTATTATTTTTAAAGAATCGTATTCTACCTTAAGTAAATCGAAGGCCAGTCTCTTGCTGGCTAGATCTTGCTGAAATTCTTTTCTTAGCTGAAGTTCAATTTCTGATTTTAAATATCTTTGATCTACAATCATTTTTGATGCAGCAATAGGGTCTAACAAAACACCAGCATAGGGAGCCTTTTCGTTTAAGGTAAGAGAGGTAACTTTGCCCTCTAATTCATTTGCAGCTGCTTCAATTGGAAGAATTATTATTAGAATAGTGAGAAAACATACCAATATTTTTTTTAACATAAATCACCTGTTACTCTTATGATATTCTGCGCTAAGAATTCTAGCTATTTCTTCTGCTAACTTATCCGGAGTGTCTTTATTTTCTTCAATAATCTTAGCAAGTTCATTTTGTTTGTCTTCTTCTAGCTCTTCTATTTTAATATCGTGCTCTTGTTCTATTCTTTCTAGTTCTTCTATGTGTTTCGTGAAGATCTCAGTTTTCTTCTTATCGGTTTCTTCAACTGTTTCTTTAACGATTTGTAATTCTTTTTCATAGTTTTCTTTTTGTTTGGAGAGAAGACCAAATAACTTTTCTCTTGAGCTGGCGCCGGCGACTGTTGAAAATATTAATAATACTATTATAACAGGCCAATACCAATAATGTTTAAGCCATGTCCACGCTTTTTTCCAGAAAACTTTAGTAAACATTTCAACTTCCGTGTTTCCAGCGAGCTGCAATATCAACAAGTGCTTCAGAACCAATATAAGCCAAAGTAACTGCAACCCAATCTTCACTTGTTAGTGAATTACTTGCAACCAAATAAGTTGCTGTACCCCATGCTAAAAATTTACGGGATATAAATCTTTCTAAATGTTTATCTAACCATGCTCTTACTGCTGTCATCATTCTGACCTCCTGTTAAATAAATAGTTTTTTATTCATTTACATACGCAAAACCATCTATTTTTTCAATAAGCAGCTGCTGGTCAACGACATCTTTTAAATTATCCAAATGAGAGATTAACAATACTGTCTTGAACTGGATTTTTATCATTTCAAGAATTCGAACAAACCCTTCCATGTTTTCAGCGTCTAGTGCTGTACCTGGCTCATCCAGAATAAATATATCACCCTTTGGTAGGGTTGTAACATTTAACAGAGCCAAGCGAATTGCCATAGCTGCAATAGTTTTTTCTGCCCCCGAACCCATTTCGATTGGGCGCGGATCATGTTTTGGGTGCTTAATCGATATATCTAATTTTTTTTCATCATTCTCGAAGAAAACTTCAAAATCAACTATATTTGTTAAAATTTTAGAAATCTCGTCATTAATAACTGGTAATCGCCTTTTAATAATATCATAAGATATGCCGTTAGGATGCATGCATCGCATAAATAAATCAGCCATTGTGAATTCATTTTCGAGATCATAAAAATCCTGCCTCTGCTTGTCGATTTCATTAAATTTCTGCTCCAATATTCCATTAGACTTATATAGTTCCATCAACTTCAATTTGTCTTTTTTGTGTGCATTTTCTAGTTTTCTTAGGTTTTCAAAAAGATCATCTTTCTTCACTAATAAATTTTCTAAATTTTCAATTGTCTCTTTGTTTTCTTCGTATTCTTGCTCTTTCGCGCTTAAGGTTTTTAAATTGGCCTGGAGACGGAGAATCTTTGTTTTGTTTCTTTCGTAATCAAGCTCCAATTGGGTTATTTTGTTCTTTTGTTCTGAACGTTTCACTGAGATCAGTTGATATTTTTCTAAGTATTCATCAATCTTATTGGGATTTAAATCCTCTATTTTCTTAGTTAATGTTTTTCTATTTAAACTCATCTGGTTTGCAGATATTTTAACTCTTGCAGTGTCATCGATAGCGGTTCTAGCATCTTTAACAAACAAGCAGCGGGCCCGCGCGGCGTGGCTACATGGTATTTTTTTCAAATATTCTATTTTTCTATCATTTACTTGTTTTTCTTTTTCGTGTTGCGAAAGATCTTTTTCAATTTGTAAAATTTTTCGTTTATGTTCCTCGACAATCTGTTTTTTATCAGTAAAAGACGTAACGTCGAAGTTATCAACAAAATTTTCGATCTTCTTAAGAAATTTCTTCTCACATTCAAGCTCTCCTTGCTTACCCTTGTTATCTTCTAGAAGGGAATCTAGTTCTTCTTGGCTTTTTTTAATCTGCTTTTTAATATTTCTAATATCAATTATTTCTGCTGGAATGGAATTAATTTGATCACTTGTTGTTTCCAGGTCTCCTGATTTTTGACCAATATTCTCTTCCAGTTCACTAAACTTTCTATTTTTTAAAGATAATTCTGTTTCCGAGCGTGCAAGATCTTCTCTAGTTTCCTTTAGTTCTTGATCGTAGTCCCTGTCGGACAAGCGGCGGAGGGCGCCCTTGAGATCTGCCGAATCTTCTCTTATCATTTTAAATTTTCGATCAAATAATTCCAAATCCAAAAATTTTGCAAGAATCTCCTTTCTTCGAGTTGAACCCTCATTAATAAATGCTAGAGAATCTAACTGACTGGCCATGGAGGTCATAAGAAAGTCTTCTATTGTGCCAAATATTTTTCTAATATTTTTATCAGTTTCTACTCGCGTGATGCCGTTAAGGGAGTGAGTAGTTCTGGCGATATTATCAGTTACAGTAAACTCAATATCTGTTCTAGCTTCTAGAGTTTCTTTGCCCTTTAATTTCTTTTTATATTTAGTACTTGTTCTTTCAATTTTATAAGTTTTCGACCCAACATCAATTTCAACATATCCTCGACATGTTTCTTTATCTTGATTAATTAAATTAATTGTTTTTCGATTGTTTTTAGAAGTAGCATTATAAACTGTGTATAACAAACTATCGATAATACTTGATTTCCCAGAAAAGTTCTTTCCAAGCACACCAACAATTCCATTTAGATTTCCAAAATCAATTGAATTATCTTCACCATAATTAAATAAATTGCTCCATTCTAATTTTTTCAATTTCCAATTAATATTGCGCTGGACTTCCTCTTCACGCTCAGCAACCGCATTATATTTTTTGTTAACTTCATATATTTTTTTAAGTATATCTTCTTCTGGTTGATAGTCAACCAAATATTCAGAAATTAATTCTTCTTGTACTGCTATATCTCTTAAATCTTCTTGTTTCAGAAGATCGGTGAATTCTTCAATGTTTTTTCTCTCCCCGGCGGCGCGGTTCAAGTAAGTTACGGATCCTGGTTTAAACCTCGACTTCGCAGCGTCAACGGCTTTACGTACAACACCTATAGGTAGGTTGTTTTCAGATACCAGGCGTATTCTAGCGCCCTTTTGCACCTTAAGTTTGTTTGGAAATCTGCCCTTGGGGGTTAATTTGATCGTCAAAAAAGGTTTGGGGTTTTTTAAAACATGGTGGTCGCATGTAAAAGAGTCTTTGTCTTCAATATCCCATATTAGAAAACCCTTGTCGTTTGTTTCCCCGTGGTTCTGTTGTATCATGGAGCCCGGATAACGAATCTTTCCCTTTTTGTCAATGGTTTGATTGGTTTTGTGTATGTCCCCAAGAAAACCATAGTCAAAATTACCAAAAATATTAATATCATTTTCTCCGTTCTCCATTTTCCAGCCAGTATCGGTTTTTACACCACTAATTGAGCCATGATACAAAGCAATATTAATTTTGTCCGAGTTAACAGGAGGTTGCCAATTTTTTCTGTCGAAAACCGATAAAACATTGAGGGTGAACTCGTCGTTTAGCTGAGTTTCTCCGGAGTCCTTCAACAAAAAAAGATTTTTGTGATTTAATGCTTGTATTATTGGTGTGAGCGCATCTTGACGACTAGAGTTTCTTAAATTTCCGTCATGGTTACCCAAGATAATATATGTTGGGGCAATATCTGCTAGATTTTTTAAAAAACCAGAACACATATCCACAAACTCAGGACTTAATTGTGTTTTGGTGTGTGCAATATCCCCACAATGAATAATATAATCAACTGATTGCTGACGCAGGCTCTTGTAGAGTCTGTCAAACACAACACGATATTCCTTATGATATTTTAAATTTCTAATGTGGGTGTCTGCTATGTGTGCAAACTTCATCAATACCTCTTATATGCTGTAGAACACAACATATAGATATTATAGCAACAAAAACAAATCAAGAAATAAACTTTTTATCTCTTTACATCATTGTAGAATTCTAATAACACCGTTTTAAGCTCTTCTATCACAACTTTTTCTAAATCGCAATAATCGATTTCTGATCTTTTATTTTCTTTAAGATCTTCTTTCTCTGGAGCTTTCTCAGGAGTATCTTTTTTGGTAGTGGTGATGGACAGAGGAGCGGCGCGACCATAAGTTGTCTGGGCTGCCTCGATATCTGCACCCGAAATAGAGCCGCCGGCAGTTTGGGCGACCATGGCAGTATTCCCATCAATACTTACATCCATATCTTCCAACTTTGATACTTGGACTGTTAAAATATCTTGCATATTTTGTAGTAATTCATTAGTTTGTTTTAATAGCGCTTCTACGTTCTGATTTCGTACTCTGAGACCCTCGGTGGACTTTACTTCTAGTGCGCCCTCAGATCCATCCGGCCATGATGTCACATCGACATCTAATTCTGGTAAAATATCGAATTCGGTAATGGCAGTTATAATTGCTGTAGCGATAGCGGCTGCGGTGATTTCTTCATTCAACTTTTGAAGCATATTATTTAATTTCTCCGATTGTTCTCAATAAATAGTCCGTGGAATTGATAAATGCTGCTTCTTGTTTTTTCTCTAGAAAAACAGATTTGGGCATCTCCCCAACATCTTTATAGGGCGAAATATCAATTTTATAAATTTCAATATCATATTTCAAAAGTAACTTAATAATTTCAAGTTCTTTTTTCGTGGCATCGGTGTCCAAAGCAATATAAATTGGAGTATCATTGCGAACAATTTCTTGAAAAAGCTTGTGTTTTTCTCTTAGAGTCGAGCCCAAGAGAGGTATCGTGTTGTCACCCGCTACAATAGCGTCAAAAACGCCTTCAACTAATATTATGTCTTCATCAAAATCCAAATATAAATGATTAAAAATAATATTTTTCGATACCGGTGGGTTCATATATTTTTTCCAAGTATTTGGGGAATAAGACCTGGCAATAAAATAATTAATTTTTCCGTCTAGGTCGAAAGAAGGTAAAATTATTCTGCCTCCATATTGACCGTCGAAACAATATCCCATCTTCCATTTAATAATATCTGTTTTTGTTACATTTCTACTCTGTAAATAATTTAAAGGGTACTGCGACGTCGGTGGCAAATTTTTATTGACGAGTGAAACAAACCCTTCTGGTAGCTGCAGGGTGGGATCCTTTTCCACCTCTTCTTTCCCAAAGAGCTTTTCAGCAAAATTCTCAATCTCTATTTGATCAAAAAACCTCTTCCACTCGTTGCGATCCTGGAAAGAACCATATCGTCGAATAATACGATAAATATTCCTGCCAGACCAATCACAAACCCAGCACTTAAACATATTTTTTTCAATATTGATTGATAATTTGCGCTTGTGATGTTCACAACGAGGACAATAAAAAAGATACTCTGAATTGCTTCTATAATATTCGCCTAGTGTATTCTTTAAAATATTTATTTTGGTGTTTTTTGACATTGCAACCAGCCGGCTCTAGCAACAACCCAACTATCAGCCTTATCGTAGCATTCAGGTTTCGGGTTGTTGTACTTAGTATATTCTATAAGAACATCTGGTACGTTGTCAACAATATGTTTTATAACAACTTGTTTTGCCTTTTCGCCCCTTGGTACTTTAATCCCGCATATTTTTCTTGCTGATGTCGCAGCAATATATTGTGGCTCTGTATATAGATGGTTATAAAGTAGCCATGAGACGAGGCCATTAAAACGTGATAAAGCTGAAAGTGTCTTGGCCGACGAAAATCCAGATCTAAATGACTGCAAAGATTGTTCTATAAAAATTGCGTCAACCCATTTTGCCTTTATAATGTTGGGGCCAAGTCTTTTGGGCAAAGTAATTATTTTTTCTTTTATAAAATCAGCTTTTTCAAAAAAATTCTTAAATCTTCTTGTATCCCAAGCTTCGTTTAAGATGATTTCGCCCTCATCATCCAAAATAGTAATGCCAGTTATGCTGGTGCTTATGTCTAAACCAAAAATCATATATAAATTATACTATATATCTAACTTTAATTTAAATGTATAACTTCGATCTTCTAATTTTTTAACAGGATTGGCCAATGCAGCAATCGCAATTAAGTTTTTATCTTCATCATATAGCGCGACTTTAGAAATATAAGTCACAGGTTGATAGCTAGCCGAATAGGTAGCGTAACTGCTGGACATGATATTTTTTATATCTGCTTTATCTGGCTCGATATAGGTCGTGGATGAAGTAGCGGCGGTAAAAGATGCAGTAGTGAGAAAAGTTATATTATTCGAAAAATTTAATTGATTTTCTTTCGCATGCGCAAACATAGTCAAAGTATTAATATAGTTTATACCTTTAAAATTAATAGAATAACTAGAAGACGGGGCGCCCACTCCTGATCCCGTAACACCAAAATATTGCCACGAAGCGGAAACTGCAGGAAGTACTGGATCTTCTAAATATTTTTCTGTATGTAACGCTATAGGTACGCTAGAGGTTAGCAACATAAAACCTTCGTTGTATAATACAACACCAACCGTGCTTCCTGTCAAAGACCCGGATGTCTGAATTAATTCTCCATTTCTTTTAGTGTCCGAGGCCTCTGCTATGAGGGAACCGCTAACATAATATTTCAACACCACACTGCCCTTCTTTATGCTAGAGCCATAAAAAATAGAAGGAACGCTAATCAAGTTTAATGGTTGCGTTTCTTTGTCGCCTAAATCAGAAGAATAAGCATAATGCATGCTCAATTTAGAATTAAAATCTAAACTATTTCGAAGAGCGTACAACACTCTCTTTTTCGCAGTGGACAGTACCGCATCATATCTGTCAACAGAAATAGAAGCTGTTAAGGGATAAGAACCAGATATTACATCACCGAAAACAAAATCATGATTAAATTCACTCGTTGAGATAGTTTTAAAATTAGTAAAAGACCCCTCCTTTGTTATAAAGGGGTGTATTAGTTGATCACCTGATTTATTAACATTTAATTCATATAAATTTACACACCCATTTGGTGTGTTTGGATTCATAGCATTCTGGTTCTCATTATTATAGTATACAGATCCACTATAAATAAAGAACTCTACCTCAGGATATGTCTTGAGCCTGTTGTGGAATATATCATCTTTTTCAAATTTGAAAAAGTTGCCGTATTGGGGCTTGTGAGACGACATAGGTTACTCCTTAGTAATCTAAACGTACTCTCAAAGTAAGCTCCGTATTTGGGTCTTTTCTAATAGGTTCAGATAATTTAGCAACTGCTAGCAATTCATTGTCTGCTGAGTACAAACCAACTGTTGTTAAATAAGATACTGGCAAATCATTGACATTGTTTTTAACAACTAATTTGCTACTAGAAACATAAGTTGGGTTGGCGCTATAATTAAATTCGTTATGATTAATACGGCAGAAATAAATTGTTGAATTCAATTCAATAGTATTATTAAAATCCATGTCATAGAGGCGATGTCTGAAACCATCGGCCATTTGTTCTATTGTAGAGCCAGTTTGTGCGGCTGGAAGCAAATCGCCGCTAACAAACTCAGCTGTTGAGAAAACAGAAGAAGTCAACACAACGACACCAGCTTGATAGAAAATTAGACCAACGCTATTAGTATTATCTGATACATCAGCTGATGAAGTAAATATTAATCCATAGTCTCCGGATGGGGAGGTTCTGTATTCATCTGCTGCGTCAAAATCTCCAAGAGTTAATAAGGTGCCATCTTGTGGATCGGCGAGTGGGTTGTCGACATATAGTCCCAGTCTAAAAGAATTTTTCTTAACTTCATCCTTCGTAAGCAGTCTAGAAAAGTTCATAAAGAAACAATGATTCATTGTACCAGCAAGATCATCAAGAGTCCCATCTGAATCAAAATTTCTAATTTGACCATCTGTGGTATATCCCATTAAAACTTGGGCCATCTGGTTATATATATTTAGTTTTTTAGAATTCTGTGTATGTGAGGATGATGCCGCATTTGAGCTATGTCCAAAAGTTAAATCAAAAATATGATTTGCAGAAGAACTCAAATAAGGATAATCATAAACAGACTCAAACATGCCATGAGAAAATGTCTTAATATTGTTGTCTGCATATGTGCCAGAGGCAATTGCTCCCGTAATTGGAATTGCTTCGTGTAAAAGAGTTCTTGTGTTTACTACATCATCGTTTAATAATGTTTTAAATGTGCTTGCCATAATTTATATCCTATCTATGCTATTTTAACATATCTTACTGGAATGTCCATTCTGATTCCAGTATTCGCCCCAATAACCCTAACGGTAGTGTCGAGGTAATAAGTTGTTTTGCCCTCAACTACGTCGCGATCGTCGGCAACAAGAAAGCCAAATATGTTTCCGGCGCCATCTGTATCTTCAGAAGAGCCCAGTTGCGTGAACAAATATGTGGAATTTTGCAGCTCGGCCGAGGCGTGTATTCTAAATTGAAAAATAGTGCCCCGGGGGCCAGCGAAGACTTGAGGGCCCCTGGGGTGTTCGTCATCAACACCTTTTATATCAACACTAGGATTATTTATTACATAAGCAGTATCAGTTATATAATAAGAAGCAACATTATCATCGTCTATAAAGTTAACAGGGGCCGGTGACTGTGATCTCGGCGGTTTTATCCTGCCCAAACGATAATCCATTTCAACAATATAAGCAGTCTCAACTAAATCAGTATCCATGCCTACTGTCGGACTAATAGCCTCTGTATCCATGCCTTGATCAATTCGAATTTCTGCGCCAGTGGGAGACGTGGTTGCGCCGCCAAAGCCCTGGATTACATCCGCGCCGTTGGGTTTGTTGGTGGATGCTGTGATCCCCTCTTCATTTTTCACAAGCGCACTCCATGTATCCTGGTCGACTGCGACAACAAACTTGGTATCTGCCCATGTGGCAACTTGGCCAGCCGCGCCCTGGAACATGGAGGAGGCGCGTACTTGCAAATTATCATCCGTTAGGGTAGAAGAGATTTTATTAAGTTTCAATGTCGGCATATACAAGATATTTGTTCTTGACATTGACATTAATTTTGTATTCAAATTAGAAGTATTATTCGTAAATGCTTCTAAAACTGGTGTTTGCAAAATTTCTAAATCATAATAAGCGCTCCCACTAGCATGCGTCTTATTATATAAACCATAGTTTATTTCATCATCGCCCAATGCGAATTTACTAATTTTAAAACTTCCGTCACCTTGTGCTAGTCTCAATCTTCCAGTATCAGTTAACACTGCGTCTAAGATGATATCTCCAGAATTATCCAAAAAGGCCATATTTTTGCTCCTCGTTATAATAAGTAGTTAATAATTTCAATTATGTTTTAACCGTATTTTATTTCTTTTTAAAAGCCACATTTACATCAAGCTTCTTACCTGTACTTTTCGACGTTAACCTAACTTTAAATCTTCTTTTGGCGTTTCCTTGATTATTTGTAAACATATAATCTACGCCTTGCTTACCAGAAGTATACACTTGTTGCGGCGTAGGTTTAATATAAATATATTTTTGGCATTCTTTTACATGTTCTTTTATTGCCGGTTTATCAAGTTCAATCACCCTTATCATAGGCCTTACCGCACCATG